GAATCATTCTATAAAACCAAACGATGGCGGAAGTTACGAGAACGGATCCTGCAGAGGGACGGCTACCAATGCCAAGAATCGAAACGGTACGGCAAGGCGGTCCCGGCGAATACGGTCCATCACATTTTCCCGATGGACGAATACCCGCAGTACAGGTGGGAGGCTTGGAACTTGATCAGCCTGAGCAATGACGTTCACAATCAGATGCACGACCGGAATACAAACGAACTGACCGAGACCGGCCGGGAACTAATGATCCGGGTCGCAAGGAATCGAGGGATTGAATTATGATTATAAATCACGATCACAGAGAATATCGTCGCCGCTGGAGGATAGCAGGGAAGAACAAATTCAGCGGGGCGTTCTATTACTCAAAGGAAATATGCAAGAATATAATCCCGCGAGTGAGGACGGACCGCAACTGGATCACGGTCAATCTGCCGGGATACGGTGCGGATCACTCGATCGTGTTCATCCACAACAATCTGCATCCGGAGAACTACGAATGGCTGAGTAAGTACGACGACATCGTTCTGGTCTGCGGAGTTCCTGAGACGGTCGAGAAGGTGGCCCACCTGGGCAGGGCGATCTATTTGCCTCTGTCGATTGACACCGAGTTCGTCGACCAGTTCCGGATCCCAGCAGAAGACCGGAGCGGTACGGCGTTCGTCGGTCGCCCAGCGAAACGGACCATGCCAGAGGCAAAACTCCCGGCGGGCATCCGGTTCATAGAAGGGACGCCTCGAGGAAAACTGCTGGCGGCGATGGCTCGGTGCGAGTCGGTGTACGCGGTCGGCCGGTGTGCTATCGAAGCGAAGCAGCTCGGCGTTGAGGTTCTGCCCTACGATGACAGGTACCCGGACCCGGATGTCTGGCAGGTGCTGGACAATTCCGAGGCTGCCGAGATCCTGCAAAGGAAGTTGAACGAGATCGACCACCCGGAGTGGTGCCAACGACTCGTCGACATAGAACCAGCCAAGGACGAAAGCCCGGCGGAAACCGTCAAGGTTCCGACCATGGACTGGACCCGGGCAGAGCTGATCGCCTACGCTGAGGATCAGGGCATCGAGGTCAAGGCGAAGGACACCAAGCAGAAGATCATAGACAAGATCGAGGAGGCCAAGGCATGAGCGAATGGAACGAAGGATGGCCCGACAAGCGCGGGCTCTATCGGTGCAAGGTCGACGGCAAGGAAACCGTGCTCGTGCATCATCGGTGCGACCTAAACGGCCGGCATTGGTGGTCCGACACCAGAGGCTTCGACGTGGTCGGTCATCGCATCGAGTGGCGCGGCGGACCTCTGTCGGCGGACGACCTGATCTGAATCAGAAGACACACCCCCCCGGTGGCGGGGTTTTTTATTGCGCTCCCGGGACCGGCGGGGGACAAACATTTCCCCCCAAATTGAGTTTTTTGTGTAAAGGGGTCCGCAGATCGGGCCGGATCCTGACAGAATCGGAGGCAAAATGCGAGTAATTGAGCGGAAACTGGAAGAAATCATTCCGTATGAGAATAATCCCAGAAATAACGAGGATGCGGTGGACAAGGTCGCTGCGTCGCTGGAGGAGTTCGGATGGCAACAGCCGATTGTGGTAGATGTGGACGGTGTAGTCATTGCCGGGCACACAAGATTGAAGGCCGCGAAGAAACTGGGAATGAAAACGGCGCCGGTGGTGGTCGCGGAAGACCTGAGCGAGGAACAGGTCCGGGCGTATCGGCTCGCGGATAACAAAACGGCAGAATTCTCCGGGTGGAAGTTCGAGATGCTGGACGACGAGCTGTCAAAAATTGGGGGGGTATCGACATGAGTAAGTTCGGGTTTAACCTGGACTCTCTGAATACCATCATTGAAGACGACTATGAGCCGGAGCCGCCGGAGGAACCGAAGGCAAAGGCTGGAGATATATATCAGCTTGGCCGGCATCGGTTGATGTGCGGAGACAGCACAGACATCAACGATGTTGAAAAGCTGATGGGTGGAGCACAGGCGGATATGCTTCTAACTGATCCGCCATATAACGTGGACTACGAAGGCACAGCCGGGGAAATCCAGAACGACCACATGGAGGATTCTGAGTTCCGGGAGTTCCTGAGAAGTGCGTTCTTCTGCGCGAAGGATGCCATGAAGCCGGGCGCGGCGTTTCACATCTGGCACGCTGGTTTGGAGGGTTATAACTTCCTGGGCGCCTGCCATGATGCAGGGCTGAAGGTCCGCCAGTGCCTGATCTGGGTCAAGAACGCTCTGGTAATGGGCCGGCAGGACTTCCAGTGGATCCATGAGCCGTGCCTGTACGGAGAGAATCCGCCGGACTTTCCGAACGTGGAGCAATACACCGATGAGGTCGGAGGGATCGCACTCTATGGATGGACGGACGGAAGACATTACTGGTATAAGAACCGGAAGCAGACCACGGTCCTAAAGTTTGACCGACCGACGGCCAGCAAAGAGCATCCGACGATGAAGCCGATCCTGATGTTCAACTATGAAATGGAGTGCAACACAAAGAAGGGCGACATCGTGCTGGATCTGTTCGCAGGAAGCGGCACGACGGTCATGGCCGCGGAGCAGAACGGCCGAACAGCATATTGCATGGAGTATGATCCACGGTTTGTGGATGTGATCATTGACCGCTGGGAGAAGTTCACCGGCGGGCAAGCAGTGAGGGTGGATGAATAAGGCAGATTGGAAAATCCGAATAGAAACAGCGTGCAAGGATGCGGGGACATATCAGCCGAGCTTCGATGATGTGATCACGACGCTGGCGGGGATACTGGAGAACAGGGACCGGGCGCAGGAGCAGTTTGAGAAGATGGGATGCTCGCCAATCGTATCGCACACGAATAAAGGCGGGAGCACCAATCTGGTCAAGAACCCGGCACTGGTTATCATCAATGAATGCAACGCGCAGGCTCTGACGTTCTGGAAGGAGTTAGGTCTGACCGCGAGATCATACCAGATGATGCAGAAGAACGGATTCCAGAAAAAAGAGGGGACGTTCGAGGATCTGCTAAAGAATATCGGCATATAGGAATTGCGGCGCGTCTTACGGGTCGCGCTTATGGGCTGAGGATGCGTCCGAGGCTCATCGTGGCAAGCCTTTCCCGGTGGAGGCGAAACCGGGCTGCGTTGAAGCAGGGTCTGTTGACGAGCTGGTTCGAATCCAGCACTTGCCCCAGGGCCCAGCGGAGGGGGTACTAAGAAGAATAATACCTCCGCCATTATGGTTATGGAATGGGAAAGCAAAAGGCAAAAAGCTACAAAGACATAGCATACCAGTACGCGGCCGACGTGGTCTCCGGTGAGATCATCGCCGGGGCAGAAGTGGTCGCCGGGTGCCAGCGGTACCTTGACGATCTCGCCCGGGAGGATCTGGAACTCCGGCCCAGAGACCCGGACATGGCAATCAACATCATGGAGGGCACTCTGGTCCATGCTCAGGGCGAAGACATGGAAGGCCACCCGCTTCTGGGTACTCCGTTCGTTCTGGAACCGTGGCAGGTGTTCATCGTGTACAATCTGCTCGGGTTCTGGTACAAGGGAACAAACAACCGACGGTTCAAGGAAGCGTTTATATTTGTTCCGAGGAAGAACGGCAAAACGTCGTTCGTGGCTGCCCTGTCGTGGGCGGTCGGAATCATGCAGAGGCAGAGCGGTTCGAAGATCTACGTGGTGGCCAATGCTCTGAAGCAAACACTGGAAGCGTTCGGGTTCCTGAAGTTCTCACTGGACTATCAGCGGATCACCGACAAGTTCACGGTCCATGATAATAACCAGGACCATTCCATCGCGTACACGTTCACAGGGGCGGATGGACGGCCGGACGGAGCATTGCACATCATTGCGCTGGCATCCAACCCGGACGCGCAGGATTCGTTTAACTGCAACTTCGCTATAGCGGATGAGGTCGCGGCATACAAAAATCCGAAGCAGTACAGTCTGTTCAAGGATGCACAGAAGGCATACCGGAACAAGCTAATGATCGGTATCACAACAGCCGGCGACAACATCAACAGCTTCGGCCATGGTCAGATGGAATACGCGGTCAAGGTCGCGACCGGAGTGGTCAAAGACGACTCGTTTTTTGCCTATGTGGCCCGGGCCGATCAAGACGCAAAGGGAAACGTGGACTACACGGATCCGATCCAGCATCAGAAGGCCAACCCGAGTTATGGCGTTACGATCAGCCCGGACGAGCTGATGCAAGACGCGATGCAGGCCCAGAACGACCCGCAGAAGCGGAAGAACTTCCTCGCCCGGTCGCTAAATATTTATACATCATCGCTCCGGAGTTACTTCGACTTGGAGGAGTTCAAGCGGAGCGACCGGCAATATAATTTCACAATGGAGGAACTGGCGAAGCTCCCGGTCGTGTGGTACGGCGGGGCGGACCTGTCCCGGTGGCATGACCTGACGGCGGCGGCCCTGTACGGGCACTATGACGAGTTAGATCTGGACATCATCATCACGCACGGGTTTTTCCCGGTGGAGATGGCGGCCCGGAAAGCAGACGAGGACCATATACCATTATTTGGCTGGCAGGACGACGGCTGGCTGACGATCTGCAATAATCCGACGGTCAACGTGTCCGATGTGGTCAACTGGTTTATAGAGATGAGAGACCGGGGATTCAACATTCAGGAGATCGGCCACGACAGGAAGTTCTCCGGCGAAGAATATTACCCGCAGATGAAGGCGGCAGGGTTCCGGATATGTGAACAGCCGCAGATGTATTACATCAAATCAAAGGGATTCAGACGAATTGAGAAGTCGGCTAAAGATGGCCGGCTTTATTATATGCACTCGGAGGCTTTCGAGTACTGCGTCTCAAATGTGCACGCGGTAGAAAAAACAGACGATATGATCTCATACGACAAGATCTCGCCGACGTTGAGAATCGACTTATTCGATGCGTCGGTATTTTCATGCGTTCGCTGGATCGAGGCTCACACGAAGAACGAGCAGGTCCGCAAATGGTGGGGGGTCAAATGAATATTCCATTTTTCAGAAACAAAGAGAAAAGAAGCGGCACCGCTCCGGCAATCGGGCTGGTGTTCGGGTCCGACGACGATTCAATCTGCGTACCTGGGTACGTGTCGCTTGATCGTTGCCCGGAGGTAATGACGGCGGTCCGGAGAATCGCGGAGCTGATCGGGAGCATCACAATCCATTTGATGAACAGCACCGACCGGGGCGACTTCCGGATCAAGAACGAACTTTCCCGGATGATCGACATCACGCCGATGCCGAACATGACTCGTAGCGTATGGATGCAGGCGATCGTTTCGAACTTGCTCCTGTACGGAAAAGGGAACTCAATCGTAGTTCCGCATACCCGAGCGGGCTATCTCCGGAGGCTTGAACCAATTTCTGCCAGCCGGGTCAGTTGGCAGCCGATCGGGTACGACGACTACCGGGTCCTGATCGACGGCAAATCCTACCGGCCGGACGATGTTCTGCACTTCGTTTATAACCCAGACCGGACCTACCTCTGGAAGGGCCGAGGGGTAGACGTTTCGTTGAAGGACATCGCGAACAATCTCAAACAGGCAGAGGCAACAAAGAAGGGGTTCCTCGCATCGAAGTGGAAACCGAGCGTAATCATCAAGGTTGACGCAATGAACCAGAGTTTCGCCTCGCCTGCGCTCCGGGAACAGATGCTGAACGAATATATCAAGACGGAGGGCGCCGGGCAACCGTGGATTATTCCGGGCGAACAAATAGATGTGGAGACGATCAAGCCGCTGACGTTGGCTGATCTCGCAATATCTGACACCGTCGAAGTCGACAAGCGGATGGCCGCGGCGATATACGGCGTACCTCCGTTTTTGCTCGGCGTTGGTGAGTATAACAAAGCGGCTTGGAACGCCTTCGTGCAGACCATTGTCCGGCCGATCGTGCTCGGGCTGGCTCAGGAGATGACCCGCAAACTGATCATGAGCCCGGACTGGTACTTGCGATTCAATGAATTATCGCTCATGGACTGGGATCTGAAAACGATCAGCGACGTTTACGGCTCCCTGTCAGACCGTGGATTCGTTACCGGCAACGAGGTCCGGGATCGCATCGGAATGAGCCCGGCGGATGGCTTGGACGAGTTCCGAGTATTAGAAAACTATATACCGTATGATATGGCGGCACTTCAAAAGAAATTAGTTCAGGATGGAGGAGAATAATTAAGTTAATAACGGCGGAGATAGGCCGACGGGCCGAAAAGTGGAGTTCCTGACCACCTGCTCTGCCGATATTATTTCAGGGTGCACGGGTGGAGGTGCAAAGATGAATAGCGGAATTTATGCACTGGTCAATATGGCGACCGGCAAGAAGTACGTCGGAAGAACGACAGACTTTTCAAAGCGAGAACGGACGCATTTCTGGATGCTTGAGAAAAACCGGCATCCGAACAGCCACTTGCAGAGGGCGTGGAACAACGGCGAACGGTTTACTTTTCAAATACTGGAGAGATGCGAACCGGACAAGTGTAACGAGCAAGAAATCTACTGGATTGAAAAACTGGATACGATAAAAAAAGGCTATAACCAATGCGAAGGTGGCCAGGCCACCACCGGATACCATTTCACGGAGGAACAGCGGCGGCGGATTTCGGAAAACAGAAAAGGGATTCCGAGATCACGCGAAGCCATAGAACGGAGCAGGGAAACGTTCCGGGAACGTATGGAGAGTGACCCGGAGTTTGCGGCGGAATACAGGCAGAAATTATCGCAGGCATCAAAAGGGCGCAAGCCGTGGAATGATGGACGGCCGCATACGGAGGAGGAGAAAAGACACCTCAGCGAAGTACTGACCGGCCGTCATATTTCGTCGGAGCAGAAGCAAAAACTCCGCGAATTGAACTCCGGGGAAAATTCAATAACAGCAAAGTTGACAAAACGCGATGTCGTAGAGATACGGTATCGCTTTTTAAGTGGGGACCGGCAGATTGATATTGCAAAAGATTACCCGGTTACTCCGCAGACGATATACGACATTGTTCATAACCGAAGATGGAAAAGCGTGCCGAATACGCTCGAAGAATTGGAGGATTTGAGATGAAAGAGAGACAACTCCGGATGAGGAGCACGGAATTTGAAACAAGGGAAGACGGAGACAACCCGGTCATCGAGGGTTACTTTGCCGTTTTCAATTCTAACTATGACATCGCGCCTGGGATGAGCGAATCAATAGCGCCGGGAGCCTTTACCGAGGCTCTGGGCGGAGACGTTCGGGCACTTATAAATCATGACACTACGTTAGTTCTCGGCAGAAATACAGCGAATACGCTGGAGCTGAAAGAGGACAGTCACGGGCTCTGGGGCCGCATCCGGATCAATCCGAAAGATTCGGCTGCAATGGACCTCTACGAGCGAGTGAAACGCGGAGATGTCAGCGGGTGCTCTATCGGATTTGGAATCGAGGAGGAGAAAACCGAATTTCTCGACGACGGTTCTGTCCATTGGACGATTGAGAAGGTCAACCCATTGGCCGAAGTGAGTTGTTGTTCGTTCCCAGCTTATGAGGACACGAACATAAGCGCCAGATCCGCACAGGCTGACGAAATCCGGAAGCGCGAGGCGAAGGCGTGGCGCGAAAGAATGAAAGAGAGGTTACAGAATGGCACTCAGGGCACTAATGAAGCGTAGAGAACTGGATCAGCTGAACAAGAAACTTTCCGATCTGAGAAGTCAGGCCGAGGGATTCGAGACCCGGGAGGCTGAGATCGAGAAGGCTATCGAGGAGGCCGAGACAGACGAGGAGCGTTCTGCGGTCGAGGAAGAGATCACCGCATTTGAAAACGAGCGTTCCGAGAACGAGAACGAGATTGCCGGAATCGAGGAAAAGATTCGCGGCATCGAGAAGGAGCTGGACGAGATCGAGGCGGCCCAGGACACAAATCCGGCCGTTGATCCTGTCCCGGCAGATGAACCGAACGAAAGGGGAATTACCATCATGAGCAAGAGAAACATTTTTAGATCTATGGACGCACAGACCAGAACCGCGCTGTTCGAGCGTGAGGACGTAAAGGCATTTCTGGAACAGGTCAGAACCGCGATCACCGAAAAGAGAGCGATCACTAACGGTGGCCTGCTGGTTCCGGAGGTGTTCCTCGGTCTGATCCGTGAGAACATCATGGAATATTCCAAACTGTACAAGCATGTCAACGTTCGCCAGATCAGCGGCAACGGCAATGCGGTCGTAATGGGAACCATTCCGGAAGCGGTCTGGACTGACTGTTGCGGGATCCTGAACGAACTCGACCTGACGTTCAATGACGCAGAGGTCGGCTGCTGGAAGGTCGGCGGATATTTCGATATTTGCAACGCGACCCTCGAGGACTCCGAGATTGATCTCGCGTCCGAGCTGCTGACCGTTCTGGGCCAGTCCATCGGATTCGCACTCGACAAGGCGATCCTGTTCGGACTCGGAACCAGAATGCCAGAGGGCGTATTTACGAGACTGGCACAGACTCAGGCTCCGGCCGACTATCCGGCAACGGCTCGTCCGTGGGCTGATCTGCATACCAGCAACATCAAGACCATTGCGTCCTCTGTGACTGGCATCGAGCTGTTCCGGCAGTTCCTGATCGATACCGCCGCCGCAAAGGGTAAATACAGCCGCGGCACTAAGGTGTGGGTCATGAATGAGACCACTTATACCGCTATCGTAGCGGCGGCAATGGCCATTGACGCTGGCGGTGCGATCGTGGCCGGAGTCAATGGAGCAATGCCGGTCATCGGCGGAACAATCGAGGTTCTGGACTTCGTACCGGACAACGTAGTCATCGGCGGCTACTTCGATCTGTATCTGCTGGCTGAGAGAGCCGGAACCAGACTCGACCAGTCCGAGCACGTCCGCTTCATTCAGGACAGAACCGTGTTCAGAGGTACTGCGAGATACGACGGTCTGCCGGTCATCGCTGAGGGCTTCGTGGCCATCGGTATCAACGGCACGACTCCGTCCGCATCCGGTATCACTTTCGCCCCGGACGACGCAAACGCGGCTGAGAGCGAATAATCAAATTTGAGGAGGCAAAATCATGACGGACGAAACTATGCTTGCGATGTTAAAAATCAATCTGGGCATCAATACTACGGCGTATGACGAACGCCTCCGACAGTATTTGGAAACTGCAAAGGCAGAGATCGAGCGGGAGGGGGCAACTCTTTCCGCCGACTCTGTTCCTGACTGCAATCTCATTATCCAGTACGCTGAGTGGATGTGGCGAAGACGTGATTCCGGCGAAGGTATGCCTCGCATGATTCGCTGGCAGATCAACAATCGCATTTTCGACATGGGCGGTGATAACTGATGGACGACGTAATCACTTTGATTCAGGAGGTCGTAATCGGTCACGACCAATACGGCAACGAGATCATCGAAACCGCCGAGCGGGAACTGTTCTGCCGGGTGTACGGCGTAAACCGGAACGAGTTTTATCAGGCGGCGGCCGTGGGGCTCAAGCCGGACGTTATAGTCCGGCTGTCTTCGGCCCAGGACTACTTCGGCGAGAAACAGGCCCGGTTCCATGATGACGAATATTCTATTATTCGGACGGTCCGGGATCTGGGCTCGTTCGCCGGTGGTTCTGGTATGGGGCTTGACGAAATCGAGCTGGTTCTGTCTCGGAAGATCGGCGACGCTTAAGATCAGTACTTGACCGACGAAAACGGCGTGGCCCTGCTTACGGATCTGGGCCAGTTCATTACCGCGAGGGTGTAAACATGGCAAGGGACATTCAGGACGAGATCAACGAGATCCTGTCGGAGTACATCGACACCGAACGGGAGAAGATCAGCAAGATCGCGGAGGAAGTCGCCGACGAAACGGCGAAGCAGCTCCGGAAGACATCGCCAAAAGGTGACACCCGGGGCAAGCACTACGCGAACGGCTGGAAAGTCACGACGGAAAAACTCACCGGGGAAATGGCAATCACCGCTATTGTTTATAACGCGACTAAGCCGCAACTCACTCATTTGTTATCGAAGGAACACGACATCAAAAACCAGTTCGGCGGGCCCTATGGGAGATCAACGCCGGACTCACACATTGATGATGCCGAGCAATTCGGGGTTGAATTGTTTTTGAAGAAATTGAGGTCTGAACTATGACGCTTTTTGAACTGCTTCAAACGCTGGACATTCAGGTCGTTTACGGCCGGCATACTGACCGGGTCGTTCCGCCTTACTTGATTGTCACCGGAAACGGTCAGGATCATTTCGACGCGGATAATACGTACTACCACGTGCGCGATCTGTTTACCATCGAATACTATTTCAAGAAGAAGGACCCGGCGTTCGAGAAAACAATCGAGACCCTGCTACTGGATAATGGCTACAGATACTACAAGAGCGAAGACCTGTACCTCAACGACGAGGAGGTCTTTTTTATTTATTACGAAGTATAGGGGAGGGAAAATCCTATGGCAACGAAAAACAAGGTCGTTTTCGGCGTGAGTAATCTCCACTTCTGCACCTATGAAGTGAACGACGGAACGGTTTCTCTGGGGAACCCGTTTCATGTTCCGGGCACCGTGAATATTTCGCTCGACGCTGAATCCGAGGAAAACAAATTCTACGCCGACAACGTGACCTACTGGTCCGGGTATTCAGACAACGGCTACTCCGGCGAGATCGAGAACGCGTTGTTCCCGGACGAGTTCAAAACTCAGTTCATGAATTATATTCAGCTGGACGATGGCGGACTCGCTCAGGTCAAGGGAATGCAGAACAAGGCTGTCGCAATGATGTTCCAGATCGAGGGCGACGTGGAGGCCCGGCGCGGGATCCTGTACAACGTATCTCTGGGGCATATCTCGAGAGAACACGCGACGGTCGAGGATACCATCGAGCCGCAGACGGCTACCCTGCCGTTCACGGTCAACGGCGACAATGAGACCGGAATCATCCGGGTTGCTTATGGTGAAGATACTGAGGTATACAACACCATTTTCACAACTCCGCCGGTTCCGACGCTCCCGGCTCAGTCTCAGTAAACCGGGAAATGAGGAGGCAAGGAAATGATCAAAACTGTAATTATCGAGGACCGCTCCGTCGAGATCAACACCTCGGCGGGGTGGTTTTACCGCTATCGTGAGCAGTTCGGGCACGACATACTCCCGGACATCATGCCGATCGTCGAGGCTGCTCTGGCGGGCATCAAGGAACTGTTCGACGGCGTAACGATTCAGGGCGACGAAAAGTATTTGGACGTGAGCAAACTCCCGGAACTGATGGACGGCGACGTAATGGTCGAAATGTTCGTCAAAATGGCCGGCATGGAGGTTGTGACGCTGTTTAACATTTTCTGGGCTATGGCGAAAAACGCGGACGCGAAGATCAAGCCGCCAGTCGAATACATGAACTCGTTTGATGTGTTCCCGGTGGATGAACTCGCTCCGGGCCTGCTTTACGCTATCGCAGAATCATCGGTCAGCTCAAAAAACTCGGCGGGCCTTCTGACGAAACTGAGGGATCGGATCCCATCAACATCGATGTGGTCACAATCGCCGGAGTCGACAGAGGGCTAAACCTCGAGGCAATTTCACAGATGGAAATGGGCCAGGTCGTGGACTTCGCGATCGAGTGGAACGAGGCCCATAAAATAAACGATAGCCCCGGGAAGGGGACGAAACAGGAAGAAAAACCGAAGCGGCGGAAGGCGACGCAGGCCGACATCGACGCTTTCTGGGGGTGAATGATTTGGCAGTTGGTAGCAAGGTAAAAGGAATTACGATTAAATTTGAAGGCGATACGACCGAACTCGGCAAGGCCTTAAAGGATATAAACTCGAAGGCGAAGACCGTCGAGAGCCAGCTCCGTTCCGTCAATAAGTCGCTGAAATTTAATCCGAAAAATACTGAATTACTCGCCCAGAAACAGCAGTTGCTCGGCCAAAAGGTGGAGCAGACCAAGAACAAGTTGACCGCCTTGCGACAGGCTCAGGCAAAACTTGACGACGACCCGTCCGTCGACAAAACGTCACAGGAGTACATGGAACTGCGCCGTGAGATCATCGAGACGGAGTCGAAACTCAAGCATTTTGAGACCCAGCTCAAGGAAATGGACAAGATAAAGTTCGAGCAGGTCGGCCAGCAGTTTAAGGACGTTGGCGGTAAGATGCAAACCGTCGGAACGGCCATGACCAAGTACGTGACCGGTCCGATCGTGGCGGGTGCCGGACTTGCGGTCAAGGCGTGGCAAGAGGTCGACGAAGGGCTCGACATTGTAACGCAGAAGACCGGAGCCTCCGGGAAGACTCTCGAAGGGATGCAACGGTCGGTCAAGAACTTGGCCCAGCAGATCCCGACGGACTTCGCGACGGCCGGGGCCGCTGTTGGTGAGGTCAACACCCGGTTCGGAGTCACCGGCAAGGAATTAGAGACGCTTTCAGGGAAATTCATTAAATTTGCTCAGTTGAATGATACCGACGTTTCGACTTCGGTTGACAAAGTACAAAAGGCAATGGAGGCGTTCGGAGTTCCGGCGGCTGAGGCCGGGAGCATGCTCGACGTACTGAATAAGGTCGGGCAGGATACCGGCATTTCAATGGATACGCTGACCGACGCGATGGTCAAGAACGCGCCACAATTGCAGGCCATGGGCTTGACCGCAAATCAAGCGGCGACCTTCCTCGGCCAGTTGGAAGTCTCCGGCATTGACAGCAGTAAAGCAATGACCGGATTAAACAAGGCGATTGTTAACGGCGCGAAGGAAGGGAAAACCTTGCCGGAGGTCATGACCGATATTCAGAACTCTATCGTGGGAGCGGCCAGCGAAACCGACGCCATGAATGCCGCCGTCGAGATATTCGGCTCGAAGGCTGGCCCGGCGATTGCTACGGCTGCCCGGAACGGCTCGCTTGACTTTCAGGCGTTGGCCTCATCCGTAACGGATGCAGAGGGCTCGCTCGAAAAGACGTTCAACGAAACGCTGGACCCGGCGGACAAGTTCCAGATGATTCTAAACAGCTTAAAGATCACCGGCTACGAGGTCGCGGACTCTCTGTTCACGCTTCTGGCTCCGGCCATTGACAAGATCGCCGGAGCTCTGAAAACGATGGCCAGCGCGTGGTCAAACCTGAGCCCGGAGACGCAGAAAATCATTCTGACCATCGCCGGGATCATCGCGGCAATCGGCCCGCTCCTGATCATATTCGGGAAAATAGCGACCGGTATCGGGGCAATTATTCAGGTACTGCCGATGCTCGGCGGCGCGTTCTCGGCTCTGGCTGGTCCGGTCGGAATCGTGATTGCAATCATCGGGGCATTGATCGCCATCGGAGTTTTGCTTTACAAGAACTGGGACACGATCAAGAAATACGCCGGCATCGTGTGGAACGGAATCGTTAAGGCAGTAAAGGCGGCCGGAACCGGAATCAAGAATGCGATCTCGACGTGGTTCAAGATCATAACGGCCCCGTTCCGGGCGGCGTGGAACTTGATCAAAACGATTGCCCAGAAAATCAAGGACGTTTTCAATTTCAAGTTCAAATTACCGAAGATCAAACTCCCGCACTTTGCGATTGACCCGCCTGGGTGGCAACTTGGAGACCTGCTGCAGGGATCCATCCCGCACCTGGGCATCGACTGGTATGCGAAGGGCGGTATTTTCAAGAGCCCGGCCGTGATCGGTGTCGGTGATGTAAGAGGCGGCGAAGCGGTCCTACCGATCGAGAAACTGAACGGTATGCTTATGGCCATGGCCGACAATATCGTCAACGGCGTAGCGACCACGATGGCGCTGCAGGGAGCAGGGAACGGCGGTCCTGTAGTTATCGAGAATTACCTGTATAAGAACGGGCCGCAACTCGGCGAGACCATCGTCAAGGAGTACGATCGTTATAAGAAAATACTGGGGTAAATATGTACACAGTTTATATGCACGAATTGAAAAACGACGGCCGCGTGTACATAGGGCAAACCGTAAATATCGCGGAGCGCTGGGCCTGCCGTGGTGCTAAATATAAAGCGTGCCGGCATTTCTGGAACGCCATAAAAAAATATGGCTGGGATGCTTTCAATCACATCGCCCTATACTCCGGCCTGAGCAAACAAGAAGCGGACGCGCTTGAGATGCTGTTAATCTCAAAGCACGATTCCAGCGACCCAAGAAAAGGGTTCAACTTACGAGGCGGAGGTCAGCGCGGCACGGTATCGGAAGAAACGCGGCGCAAAATGAGCGAAGCCATACGCGGCGAAAAGCATCCTAACTATGGAAAACGTCTCCCCGAAACGCATCGGCGGCACATAAGCGAGGCGAACAAAGGGGAGAAGAACGGATTCTACGGGCGGAGGCATACAGAAGAAACTCGGGCAATTATAAAAGAAAAAAGAGCCCAGCAAGTTTGCCCACGCAAAGGGAAAAAGCATACTGCAAAAGCAAAAGCGGCCATGAGAGACGCAAAACGCGAACAGATCAAAACGGTTTTGTGCATCGAGACTGGCTCGAGATTCGACGGGCTAAAAGAAGCCGGAAGGGAAACCGGAATTGACAGATCGTCTATTTCGAGATGCTGCAGGGGGATGCAGAAATCTGCTGGCGGCTTTCATTGGAGGTTTGCATAAATGATCGGAGTATTCAACACTATCACAATAAACGGCACGGAGATCTACCGGGGGAATGACTTCACGCTCCAGCGAGAGAACATTTACGCCGGGGAGATCGAGACGTGCACGGGGAAGCGGTGCGCCGATCTGGTCGGGTGGCGGTATGCTGATCTGACCGTTTCGTGGGACACGCTGCCCCAGGAACAGCTCCTGAGCATCCTCGGACTTTCCGGGGAGGCGGTCGCCATGACGTTCGAATCCGAGACCGGCGACGTAGTGACCGAGCAGGTAATACCGACCGCGATCACGTCAACGGCTACCCGGTACACCTTGCCGGACGGCTCGGCGTTGTGGCAGGGTATCTCGCTCGGCATCCGGTTCATTGAGGCACACAATTAGGAGGAGGCGGATCAGAT